TCCGCCCTCTACTCCGTGCGCCGCAGCTTCGGCGCCCTCGCCGTCAAATTCCTCCAAGACAAATCCTCCCTCATGGGCCTCCAAGACTTCGTCAACAGCATCCTCGCCGAGCCTTGGGAAGACGCCATGACCGACGAAAGCCGCCCGCTCACCATCGGCGAATACCACCTGCGCGCCGCGCCGGAGGAGGGGACCGCCCGCATCATGGCCGTCGACGTGCAGCAGGACCATTTCTACTTCGCCTGCCGCGCCTTCGCCAAAGACGGCAGCAGCCAACTCATCGACGAAGGCCGCCTCACCACCTGGGCCGACCTCGAGTTCAAAGTCCAAGAGCTCGGCCTCGACCAGCAACGAAACATCGGCGGCACCATGGCCAAACTCGTCGTCGTCGACTCCGGCTTCCGCACCGACGAAGTCCTCGATGTTTGCCTCCGCAACCGCTACATCCCGGCCAAAGGCGAAGACCGCGCCGACGGCTACGGCGTGAAATTCGGCAAGACCCTCCGCAAAGCCATCAGCGTCCTCAAGCCCTACCGCCGCGGCTACTTCCTCATGCTCTTCAGTTCACCCGCCGCGCAAGACGTCCTCGAGTGGCTCCGCGGCGGCAAAGGCCCCGCGTGGACCGTCGCCGCCGACGCCAGCGAAGAATACAAAGCCCACCTCGACTCGCACCGCAAAGTCGTCAAACGCTCCCCGCTCACCGGACGCGAGAACTACATCTGGAAGCAGATCGGCCGCCGCCCCGACCACATGCTCGACTGCGAGCTCATGATCCTCGCCCTCGCCGAATACGGGAACATCATCAAGCCCCGCCTCGACGACCCGCCCGCCGATTGACACCGCCGCGGGGAAGCATGTCTCCGCGCTCCTTTGTCTTCAGTGTTTGGGTGGCCAACAACAAGGACGCGCTGAAAACCGTCGCCGCCCTCGAGACCATCGCGGCGAACAACTTCACCGTGGCGAAAGAAGGCGGCCGCGTCCTCGTCTCCGCCAGCATGGGCGGCAAGTCCTACAGCTACAGCCTCCCGCCCGACCAGACCGCCGGCACCGTCGCCGAGCTCGCCTTCTACGCGTGGAAGCAAATCAAAGACCTTTCCGCCGCCGACCTCGAGCTCTGGCTCACCCGCAAGACGAACAAGACCACCATCGCCGCCTTCAACTACCCGCTCACATGAAACTTGCCGACCGCTGGAAACTCGTGACCCGCGCCTTCAGCCCGAAGGCCCAGAGCTACGACGCCGCGCGCCCGTCCATCCAGCGCCGCTTTCCCTACAACGCCACCGCCGTCGACAGCCACATCGACGTTTCCGGCGCCGACCGCGAGCGCCTGATGAAACTCTCCCGCTGGGTCTACAACAACATGCCCTTCGTCCGCGGCCTCGTTAACGAAAAAGCGCGCTACGCCACCGGCACCGGCATCCGCCCCCAAGCCCGCAGCGGCGACGAAGCGTGGGACAACGCCGCCGAAACCTTCTTCGACCAATGGTCCCGCGTGGCCGACATCCAAGGCCGCTACACCTGGCGCGAAATGCAGCGCATCGCCTCCGTCGCCATCGACCGCGACGGCGAAGTTTTCTTCCGCGCCACCGCGCAGAGCACTGGCTACCCCGCGCTGCAACTCATCCTCGCCCACCGCATCGGCGACGCCCGCTCCTCGATCTACGAGCCCAGCAACCCGCAGGCCCGCGAAGGCGGCCAGAACATCATCGACGGCGTGGTGGTTAACGACCAACTCCGCCCCATCTTCTACCGCCACCTGATCGGCGACGGCATGGACGCCGCCCAGCGTTTCGAAGACATCCCCGCGCAGCAACTCATCCACGTCGGCGAAGCCAGCCAAGGCGACGAGCTCCGCTACGTCACCCCGCTCGCCCCGTCCATCAATCACCTCCGCGATGTCTCCGACGCCGTCAGCTTTGAGAAGATGGCGCTAAAAATTTCCTCCTACATCGCCCTCGCTATCAAGTCCTCGAACCCCCAGGGCGCCGACTTCTTCGGCGAGTCCACCGCCAGCGTCAACACCCAGGACAACAGCGAAGTCACCGTCGAAAGCCTCGGCAACGCCGGCGGCGCCATTCCCCGCCTCGGCCTCGGCGAAGACCTCATCTCGTGGACCTCGAACCGCCCGTCACAAAACTTCCGCGAATTTTGTGACGTCCTCCTCCGCGAAGTCTGCCTCAACATCGGCGTGCCTTGGGAGTTCGCCGCCCGCCCCGCCGACGCCGGTGGCGCCGCCCTCCGCGCCGTTCTCGTCCGCGCCCAGCGCACCTTCGAGCAACGCCAAGCCCTGCTCATCGACCGCCTCTGCTCCCGCGTCTGGGCGCACGTCATCACGCTCGGTATGCAGCGCCGCCTCCTCCCGCAAAACGAAAACTGGTGGCGCGTCGAATGGCAACGCCCCGCCGCCGCCTCCGTCGATTACGGCCGCGAAGCCGCCGCCAACTTGAACGACGTCCGCGCCGGCCTCCGCACCTACAGCGAAGACTACAGCGAGCGCGGCCTTGAGTGGAAAGACCAACTCCGCCAGCGCGCCGTCGAGGCCAAGTATCTCGCCGACCTCTCCGCCGAGTTCGGCATCAGCGCCGACAGCATCGCCACGTTCAATCCCAACCCCGCGCCGGTCACACCCGCCGCATTGACACCGCCGCAAGCGCAATGAACCCGACGTGGTATGCAATTTCAGCGCCCCGCAACAGCGAAGCCGAAGACAGCGGCATCGAAATCTCTATTTATGACGAGATCGGCTTCGGAGGCGTTACGGCAAAGAATTTTGTCGCGGATCTTCGCAAGCTCAAAGACCAGCACATCCACCTCCGCATCAACAGCGTCGGAGGTTCCGTCATCGAAGGCGCCGCCATCTACAACGCCCTCCGCCGGCACAAAGGCGGCCTGACCGTCCACGTCGACGGCCTCGCCGCCTCCATGGCCTCCGTCATCGCCATGGCCGGGGAGGAAGTCCTCATGGCCGGCAACTCCATGCTCATGATCCACAACCCCTGGTCCATGGCCATGGGCGACGCCGACGACCTCCGCAAAGAGGCCGACGTCCTCGACAAACTCAAAGCCACCCTCGTCAACGCCTACGTCCGCAAGACCGGCCGCGAGCGCGGCGAGATCGAAGCCATGATGGACGAGGAAACTTGGCTCGATGCCACCGAAGCCCTCGGCATGAATTTCATCGACGGCATCGAAGACGACCTCGAGGCCGCCGCCTCCATCACCCCCGAGCAGGCCCGCGCCCGCTTTGACAACTTCTCCAACTCTATGCGTAAACCCGCGAAATCCCGCAAGGCCGAGGAAGCCGCTCCCGAAGTCGTGGAGCCCGCCGTCGACACGCCCGTCACCGACGAGGCAGTTGACATCTCCGAGGAAGTTATGAACGCCGAACTCCAGGCCAAAGTTGACGCCCTCCAGGCCGACCTTGCCGCCAAAGTCGAAGCCGAAGCCGCCCAAGCGCAAGTCGCCGAGGACACGGCCAAAGAACTCGAAACCCTCAAAGGCGAGATCGCCCGCCTCTCCGCCGAAGTCGCCACCCGCGACGAGGAGATCACCGCCCTGCGCGCCGACTCCAAGACCGCCGGCGAACAAGCCGCGGCCATCGTCGCCGCCGTCGGCCTTGAGCCCGCCGCCGCTTCCGTGGCTCCCGAGCCCGAGCTCACCGCCGCCCAGAAATTCGCCGCCCTTGAGGGCGTGGAAGCCACCGAGTTCTTCCGCGCCAACAAGGCCGCGATCATCAAATCTTTTTACTCCTAACCTCTAACCACTCAAATTTATGGCCACAATTAGCTCCAGCCTGAATGATAAACTTCTCGCGCAAACCGCGCTGGAAGCCTTCACCGCGGACCTTCTCCCGCTCTCCGTCTTCACGACCTCGTATTCCAACGAAGTCGTGCGCCGCGGCTCGACGGTTGAAGTCCCGCTCATCGCCAACCTGACGGCAACCACCTTCGACAACGATTACGGTGGAACCGGCGGCACGATGAACAACATCTCGATCTCGGTGGACAAACACCAGATCGTCACCGTCAGCCTCAGCGACACCGAATACTCCAAGTCCTCGGTCGCCGAGATCACCAAGTTCGCCACCCAGCAAGGCCGCGCTTTGGCGCAAGCCGTGCTGACCAGCGTCTTCAACCTCTTCGTCACCACCGCCTCCTCGGCCGCGCAATACACCGCGTCGGTCACCGGCGCCAGCGCGTTCACCATCACGAACGCCCGCACGCTCCGCAAGGCTCTCACCGACGAGAAAGTGCCGCTTACCGAGCGCAGCCTCATCCTCGACAGCGCCCTCTACGACAGCTTGCTGTCCCAGAGCAACCTGCTGGATGCCTCGCAGTTCGGCATCCGCGACACCATCGCCGAGGCCCGCGTCCCGCGCCTGCTCGGCATGAACGTCTACGAGTCGGTGATCCTGCCTTCGAACAGCATCACGCTGAAAGGCATGGCCGTTCACCCGAACGCAGTGGCCGTCGCCGTCCGCGCCCTCGAGCCCCAAGCTCCGAGCGAGTATCTGGCCGCCACGACCATCACGGACCCGCAGAGCGGACTAACTCTCGGCTACCGCCGCGTGTACAATCCGCTCAATGGTCGCCACAGCACCTCCTTCGAGTGCGTTTTCGGCCACAGCCGCGCGATCACCGCAGCCGCGAAGCTCATCACTGGGTAAGTAGTCTTTCCCATCGCATAACACGAAGCCCCCGGCCCGCGCCGGGGGTTTTCGTTTGTTGACAAAAGCCCTCCGCCCGAGATGGAGAAAATCAGCCCGCGCGAGCAGATCGCGCTTTGCGTCATCGTCGGCAACGAACCCAAGCGCCTCGACCGCGCCCTCGCCGCCTTCGCCCCCGCCGTCAGCGAAATGGTCGTCGTCCACGCCACCGGCGCCGAGGCCAAAAGCCTCAAGGTGGCCGAGGTCTGTCAGAAACACGGCGCCACCTACGACGTCTACGCCAACGCCCCCGGCAACGATTGGCCCCACGTCGACGACTTCGGCGCCGCCCGCCAGCGGTCCTTCGACCTCGCCAGCAAACCCTGGGTCCTTTGGATCGACGCCGACGACACCCCGGGGCCCAACTTCGCCTTGGCCCTCCACGAGCTCATGGAGAAATTCGCTGCCGACTTCGACGGCTTCGCCCTCTACCACGACGTCGCCGGCCGCGGCATCGCCCACAACCTCCGCGAGCGCCTCGTCCGCCGCGACCGCGGACGCTGGATCAACAAGATCCACGAGAACTTCCAACTCGCCCCCGACGCCAAAGTCGCCCGCTGCGACGCCCCCGTCGTCATCCACTTGCCCGACGACGAGCCCAAGCAAGGCGCCGGCCGCAACCTCCGCATCCTCGAGAGCATCCCGCCCGAAGAGCGCAAACTCTCCGAGATCTACCACCTGCACGGCGAATACATGGGCGCCGGCCGCAAGAACGAAGCCATGGCCCTGGCCAAGCAAGCGTTGGCGCACCCCGACCTTCAGCCCGCCGAACGCTACGAGCTCTGTCTAAATATCGCCGAGATGGCCCGCCCCGACATCCTCGAGACCGGCACCCCCGAGCACGCCGCCATGCTCACCGCGCTCCACAGCGCCTACCGCACGCAGCCCAACCGCCGCGAAGCCTTGGCCCTCTTGGGCGCCATGCACCTCGACCTCGGCGACATGCTCAACGCCGAAGCCTACCTCCGCGCCATGATGGCCCTGCCGCGCCCCGCGGACAAAATGTGGACCCACCGCGACGGCCTCTACGGGTGGGCAGGGGAGGCGCTCTGGACGCAATACCTCCGCATGGCCGGCGACGACAAGCAGGCCGACGACCTCGAGCGCGCCCGGCTCGCCGCGCAAAAAGTCCCCACCATCACCGTCATCCACCGCGCCACCGGCCACGCCGTCCAAGCCGCCCGCGTCCGCAAGCTCTTCCTCGATAACGCCCGCGACGCCGAGCGCATCGAATACATCTTCGAACTCGCCGCCGACAGCCCCGACCTCCCGATCCTCGGCCGCTTCCGCCACGCCGCCGACCCCGCCGCCTCGGCTGTCGGCGCCTTCGTCGTCCACGCCACCGACCACAGCGCGCCGCCCCCGCTGCATTGGGACGACCTCGTCACCGCCGGCCAACCCATCGCCGGCCTCGAGCACGGCCCGCGGTGAAGATCGACGTCCTCTACCACTGGCACGAGCCCCCCAGCTTCGGCGCCTTGGCCTTGGCCGACGCCCGCGCCCTCGGCGTGGTCAACCACGCCATCCCCATGACCATGTCGCCCGCGGCGCAGGTCTACGACGCGTTGAAAAAATCCGACGCCTCCGCCATCGTCTTCGTCAGCCCCGCCCAATACTCCGACTTTTTCACCCAAGTCCCCGACCTCCGCGCCCTGGGCAAGCCGCTCATCAGCTTCGCCACCGAATGGTGCCGCGGCAACACCATCACGGAGTATTCTGACTTCCAAGACAGCGCCGCCTTCTTCGACTTCTACGCCTGCGGTCAGGAGTGCGACGCGCTGGCCATGCGCCACCTCGGCCGCTCCGCCGCCGTCTCGCCGCTCTGGGTCTCCACCATGGCCTTCCGCCCCGGCCCGCCGCTTCACGAGCGCAAACAAAAGCTCGCCTTCGTCGGCGACACCACCGAATACCGCCCGGGCATCTACGCGCCGCGCCGCAGGATGCTCGCCGCCTTGCAGGCCCGCGGCCTCATCGACGTCATCCAGATCCCCAAGGGCATCCCCACCGCGCACCAAGTTGCCTGCCTTTACGCCAACTATGCCGGCGTCTTTTGCCCTGCCTCCAACGGACGCGCCCAGGGCATCCGCCTTTACGAAGCCGCCGCCAGCGGCGCCCTGATCATTGAGGCGCAACCCATGGAGCCAGAGAACGAATACTTCAAGG